AGGAGGATATAGACCTCTTCCTCTCGCTGGTCAGCGCGGCGGCACGACAGAAGGAATTCTTCAACAACCCCGTGGCCGAGGGCGAGATATTCAAGGACATCATCTACGGGAAAGTGCCGGCGCTCTCGAAGTTCAAATTCCTGGTCATCTACGGTGACCCCGCACCCGGAGAGAACAAGACAAGGAAGAGCTCCACGAAGGCGGTGTTCCTGCTCGGCAAACTGGCAGGGAAGCTCTACGTCATCAAGGGGTTCCTCGGAAGGGAGACGAACGCCACGTTCATCGAGTGGTACATCAGACTGCTGGAGTTCGTGAACGGAAAAACGAACGTGTACTGCTACATGGAGAACAACAAGCTGCAGGACCCTTTTTTCCAGCAGGTGTTCCAACCCATCATCAGGCGCATACGCCGGCAAAGGAAGATATCACTGTACATCCAGGGGGACGAGGAGAAGAAGACGGACAAGGCAACACGTATCGAGACGAACTTGGAACCCCTCAACAGCGAAGGGAATCTCATTTTCAACGAGGCGGAAAAGGACAACCCGCACATGAAACTGCTCACCGACCAGTTCAGCCTCTTCAACCTCATGCTGACCTACCCGGCGGACGGGCCCGACTGCGTGGAGGGAGGAAACCGCATCATAGACTGCAAGGCGCACCAGGCGGAAAAGCCGGCCGTCATCTCCACAAGGAAGATGCGGGCGCACAACAAGTACAGACTGTAAACTTTAATACTTTACCCACATGAGCAAATTCATCGAACTTACTGATTACGACGCGAGCATCCACCGCGAGATACTGGATGCCGTGACAAGGGAGGACGACGCCGTCGTGGAGATATGCGAGGACCGCGCAATCGCCGAGATGCGCTGCTACCTTTCCAAAAGGTACAACTGCGACAGGATATTCACAGCCTCCGGGGAGGACAGGAACCAGCTGGTGCTGATGATGGCCATAGACATCGCCATCTACCATGTCATCAGCATACACAACCCGCAGAGCATAAAAGGAATCCGCAAGGAACGCTACGAGAGGGCCGTCGAATGGCTGAAAGCCGTGGCGGCCGAGGAGATATCCGTGGACGGTTTACCCCTGCTTCCCGAAGAGACAAGGGCGGCAAAATCAAATTTCCTTATCAAAAGCAACCGTAAACGTGTAAACCACTGGTAACATGAGTAAAAGACAGAAAAGGGCCGGAAAGATAACCACCAGCGGGAATCTGCCGAGGCCCGGGCAGAAAGGACCCGCGACCATCATACTGACACAACCCAGGCGCTTCGGAATAGACATAGCGGACTATATGCTGGCCATACGCTCCTTCGAGAACGTGGACTATTCCAGGAGGTTCAGACTGTATGACCTCTACAGCGACATACTCATGGACACCCACCTGACAAGCGTCATCGAAAAACGGAAAAACGCAGTGCTCGCCGCAGCCATCGAGTTCAGACGGAACGGGAAGCCCGACGAGAAGATAAACAGACAGATACGATCGCCCTGGTTCCGCCGGCTCATAGGGGATATCCTGGAAGCGAAGTTCTGGGGATTCACGCTCGTGCAGTTCTACCGCGAGGGCGAATGGGTGAACTACGACCGCATACCGCGAAAGCACGTCGATCCCGTGCGAAGGCTCATACTCCGACACCAGACGGACACCGCCGGGACATCCTGGGACGAGTACCCCGACCTGCTGTTCATAGGGGACCCGGAAGACGCCGGGATGCTCGCGAAGGCGGCCGTATGGGTGATTTACAAGCGCAACGACGTGGCCGACTGGGCGCAGTTCGCCGAAGTGTTCGGCGCGCCCATCAGGGAATACACATACCCCACCGATGACGACGAGGCAAGGCAGAGGGCGCTGGCAGATGCGGAAAGCACCGGAAGCATGGCGGTGTTCGTGCACGCCCAGGAGACGGTGATGGAGCTCAGGGAGGCGGCGAACAAGACAGGAAGTGCTGACCTATACGACAAGCTATGCGAGCGATGCAACAACGAGATATCGAAGCTCTTCCTCGGGAACACCCTCACCACCGAGGCGTCGGACAAGGGCACACAGGCGCTCGGGACCGTACACAAGGACGTCGAGGAGAAGGTCACGGCAGCAGACAGGCAGGACATTCTGGACGTGCTCAACTACAACATGACAGACATATTCGCCATGCTCGGGATAGATACCAACGGCGGCGAGTTCTGCTACCCGGAAAAGAAAGTCATCGAACCGGAAAAGAAGATGACCATCCTCACGCAACTGCGCACCAGCTTCAGCCTGCCGGTGGGGGACGACTACCTCTACGAGGAATTCGGGATCGAGAAGCCGGCAAACTACAACGAGTTGAAGAAGCGCCAGGAGGAGAAAGCGGCGGAAATCGGGGCGGTGAAAGAGAAAGCGGCAACCGCCGGAAAACAGGGAAATGAAGAGGAGGAAATACCGGAGACCGGCAAAGGGACACCCAAAGAGAAGAAAAACGCCCTTAAAAACGTGTACAACCGGCTGAAACGTTTTTTCGCGGAAGCCCCGGGGGAAGACGGGGCGACTTTAGAGTGGTGATGAACGACCTCTACCGGCTGGAGAACAGGCAGGTGGAAAGCACGTTCACCTTTGACGACGAGTTCCTGAAGAAGGCCCTGAAGAACATCTACAGCAAGGAATTCCATCCCATGACCGACATCGAGGAGAACCTGTTCGAGGCCGCGTGGAAAACGATGAACAAGGCCACCGACAAGGGGTTCGGGGCAAGGAAGCCCGATGATCCGGATTATGACTTCTACCGCGAAATACGGACGAACAACGCCGTGTTCGCCGCGTTCAAGGTACACCGGGCACAGAACGACATGGCGGCGCTACTGCTGGACGAAAACGGCAATTTAAGACCGTTTGAACAGTGGCTGAAACTCGTCATGCCCATAGCGGACCACCAGATGGTAGACTGGCTGCGCACCGAATACGACACGGCCGTCATACGGGCGCACCAGGCGGCCGACTGGAGGCAGTTCGAGAGGGAGAAGGATATCCTGCCCAACCTCAAATGGATGCCCTCCACATCCGTGCACCCGGGAGCGGACCACCGCGTATTCTGGGGAACCATACGCCCCGTCGATGACCCGTTCTGGAACGAGCACAGGCCCGGGGACAGATGGAACTGCAAGTGCGGGCTTTCATCAACCGACGAGGAGCCAACGCCGGTACCGGGAAGCGGACCGGACAACAAGCCCCAGCCCGGGCTGGAGAACAACCCCGGAAGGGACGCCAGACTATTTTCCAACAGCCATCCTTATCAAAAGGAAGCGCACAAGGGAGCGAAGAAAGCGGTGGACGCACTGACAAGGCGCATCAACGGGATGATAGCCGAAATGCCGGACAACCTCACACCGGAGGAGAAGGAGGCCATCGCGCTGAACAACCTCAAAATGGAAAAGGCGCTGGGCATCACCAAAGGAAAGCCCATGACCGTGGAGGAAGCCGACAAACAAAATGCAAACCCGAAACACAGGGAAGAATATATCCTCGATCTCAACGGCAGATACATGGACAAGTCAGGCCACCGGTACAGCAAGAACCCGGACTATAAACCTTCAGACAAGCAGTATGCAGAAAACTGCCAGACATGTGCCCCGGCCTATGCCTTGCGGTTAAGAGGATTCGACATCACGGCGAAAGGCATCACCACAGGCTCGAAACTTGAATACCTGAGCAACGGACACGCCTTCGAGGTATGGAGGAACATGGACGGGACACCGGCTCGACATACCAGCATCAACAGCTGGCTCATAGCAAAAGGGTATCAACAAATGACGCCCAAACGCTACATGGAATTCTTTAACGAGGTATGCAGGGAGGAAGGCGTATATGAGCTCGTCATTGGCTGGAGGGGAGGTTCGGGACACGCCACCATCCTTCAGCGGTTCGCGAACGGGGAATTACGGTACATTGAACCGCAAAGCGACAATTCCAAGGGATCCGGAATGGAGTGGAAAGACGTCAGATACCTCTGCGACAGAGGTGCCGCCAACTCACACAACTGCAGGGGGATAATGAGGATAGACAACAAGCTATTCAACACCGACTTCATCAGCATCTTCGATGCCGGAGGTGTATAAATCAATGAAGTCGAACACGCCCGGACCTGTCACCTCCATGGCCTCGCCGTCCTTGAAGAGATAAAGGAAGGGGAAACCGACAGTGGCATCATCCGGAAAACGGAACAGATAAGCCTCCTGACCCTCGTGATTACCAAGGTAATCGAAGGAATCGCCGTACTGTTCTATAAGCGGCCGGGCCTCGTTCTTTACTTGTTCGGGTACATTCATAATACATGGCAGGCACGTAAAATATGCCTCGCCTGCAAAAGTATAAAATTATTTTTTTAATTCAGTCATTCATGGACATAAAAGAATATTCAAAGCTGCTAAAAGCCAAACGCAAGGAGATGGACGACCTGATGAGACGCAGGATGCCGGTCATCGCCGGACGGATGGCGAAGGACCATTTCCAGGACAACTTCCGCCAGGAGGGGTTCGTGAACGGGGGACTACACCCGTGGCCGAAGGCGAAAAGGCTGTCATCCGGAAGGACGGACGCGGCCGGGAACTACGGGACACTGCTCTCCGGAAGGAACCATCTCTTCAGCTCCGTCAAATACGTGCCGGCGGACTACCGGGTGAGGGTGGCGGACGAACTTGTCTATGCGCCCGTCCACAACTGGGGAGGGGAAGTGAATCCGACTGTC